TTAAGAGCCGCAATCCATCCCTCCTGCTCCGGCGATAGTTCACCATCTTCAGACTTCAGCTCGGCAAATATAAGGCGCGGCGGCCTTGCGGCGATGATATCCGGCAGCCCCTTGTCCCCGGTGAGCGCCGTCCGCCAGCCCTTCTCCGTCCTGGCCGGGCGGAAGTGGCACCAGCGCCAGCCTAACATCTTGAGCAGGTCCTCTACCTGGCCGGAAAACTGCTCCTCAGTTATCGCCATGCTCATCCTCCTTCATAGTATTACTCTACTGTTAATCATTTCTCATTCCCCCTCCCCATTAGTGGGGCTAAGAGCATTAAGAGCAATATCTTCTAGTAGTAGTCTTAGATACGGTGTAAGTAACGGCGTTTTTCTCATATACTCCCAACACTCCATACGCAACAGAATTTCCTCAACCTGCCATACTATTAGGGGCTTATTCCCCATCATCTTCTCCTTTCCTTGGGGCTCCCCTCACAGTAGGGGCTTCATTTCCCGCTTTAACCAAGATAGGACACGAACAGTATGGAAGCCGCCAGGTAATAATAGCCATAGTTTTTTACGCCTAAATCCTTTTATTGAGGGTGCACACATATCTAGCCACAAAACATTATCTAAATGTTTTTGAAAGTATTGTCTTAAAATGCGCCGCCATTTTACATTACCACTCAGGGAATCAGCTTCGCCATATTCCTTCAATCTAAGATTGGCTCTAGTAATAGCATAGGGGGCATCTAACAAACACCAATCCCAATTTCGGCTATCACTGATTATAAAATCTTCTACTCTCATATTTTTAGTGGCATTAGGATGGTCTATATCAATGCGCTCATCTCCAATAAAACTACTGCCAGAGTAGAGGTGTAACACTTTGCCAGAAATAACAGACTTGATAATCTGCTTCACCGGCTCTGTGAAAGCCCCCGGGTAATCACTATTGTTCATACCCATCCCTAGAACGTCAAATTCAAACTTTCTCATTCCCCCTCCCCATTAGTGGGGCTAGACTTAACTTTGACAGCTTCGTTCATACACTGTTCAGAGCAAAAATGGTGCGTAATCTGCCAATCGGGTTTGTTAGCGATGGGCATTTTTAGTTTAATACCTTCAGGGAATTGCAGGTGCTTAATTATGGCGAACCCTAATAGAAACCAGCCAGCAGGCACAACGTCTTTTGCTTCTTTACCACAATTATCGCACTTATAAACGGTTTCAGACCCTTGTTTGAAACCTGTTCTAATTTTGATTACGAGGAAGACCATTTGGGCTTCATCCTATCTTCCCTCCTGTAGGGCTAATTCCCTTAATTTGGTTTGTATATCATCAGCCAAGATGGGATTTTCGCTCCTTACTGCTTCACCAAATGCTGCAACACCGGCACGGCAAGCGTGGAGATACCTACCGTCATCAATCCTCAAGACAATAGCGTAAAAGTTTGGGGCAAGAGGTTTACCACGGATTTCACCGACAGTCTTGTTGGCCTGAACACCCGTAGTATAATTAGCTAATGGCATCACTCACCCCCCTTTTTTAGTGTGTAAAAATATACGCTACTCATAGTTACCGCTGCACCCCCAGCCAGTCCAGTAGTACCGCCCGGACGTATCTCACATTACACTTATTCTGGCCCGCCGCCTCTGCAAAGGCATCATGTATCTGTTTTTCCGTGGCGCCGCCGCCGGCAGCGACCTCGGCGGCAAAGTCCCTCAGCTGCGCTTGTTCCCTGCTGTTGGGCTCTCTCCCGAAGGCATAAGGGAATTTTTTAAGAAATATATCTAATACCTTTTGAGCAGCTGGTGAGGGTGTGGAATCTCCCCCCATACCCCCCTCTCCCTCTCCTTTAATATTATTTAGTTTAGTTTTATTTAATTTAGTTTGTGGTATTTCTACAGATAGGCTACCTGTAGTTTTGGCATTACTCTCTGTAGTTATTCGATTATTGCCTGTAATTATCGGTTTTCGGGGTATTTCCCGCCGGCGGTTTTTATAGACATCGGCGACATTATCCACCAGGTTTTGACACCAGATTACCTTCGACTCCCAGAGCTCCTTGTCAATGGCCTCCATTTCTACAAGTAAATTAAGCATTTCTACACCCAGTAATTTCTCGACGCCCATCTTGGCCATAAACACCTGCAACCTGGCGGGATTTCTCAGGTCAATATAATGCCCACCGGTCGTAGCCAGATTCTCCAGCAGCTTGAACCAGAAGGCATATCCGTCATTACCAAATCTGCTCTGGAGCACTGTCACAGTGTCACTTTTGGCCGAGGAATAAGCATCGTGTGGGAAATAGCTAACTGTATCCTTCTGTGTTCTAGCCATCGGTTATTCCCTTCAAATTAGCCTTCTCTGTGTGGCCAGCCTTAAGTGGCAGTCGGCGGCTCTGCGGAAATCACGCCGGCGCAGCGCATCCTCAATAAGCCGGCCTTTCAGCGAGTCGGCATATTCCCGGGCCTCGGCATAGCTGGTCGCCAGAAAGTAGCCAGCGCCGCAGCTGGCCACCGGTAGCCCCTCGGCTATCAGCTCCCGGATAACCTGCCGGATTTCCCGGTCATTCCGGTGGCCGAGCCTTTTCGCCAGCTCCATGCCGGTGACGGCCTGGTCCCTGCCCTGGTGCCGCTCCAGGATGCGCCGGAGCTCAGTCTTGATGTCTGTTTTGGTGATTAACACTTTCCGTTTTTACTTGGTGGTTCATGCTGTAATGGTGCCTGTACCCGCCGCTGTAATCTGCTATGCAGTCCTTGAAAGGGCAGGTGAAGCAGTCGGGCCAGGCCGAGCACCCCGTGCCGTAACGTATTATTACCTCGTCTGCTTTGGGCTTGATATCATGCTCTAACATCGGGTATCTCCATTTTGGGGTCAAAGAAGCCTTGTCGCCCCTTGCACGGTATAGCTTTGTCATATACCACGGGATTAGCCAGTACCCATCCATAGGGGCCGGTGAACCAGGGCGATTTCGTGGCCGACAGACCTTCATTCTGAGACCAAACACAATCAGTTATATCAACCTCGCCGATGATGGCGCCGGTAGCAAACATTCCTCGGTTGGGCAGGCCATACTCAATTATCCTACTAATAACATCTTTGCCTATTCGTATGATACCTCTCTTGTCCATGAGGTACATTTCGGCCAGAAGCTCAAAGGCTTTTATCTCTATGACCTTGCCGGTGTGCACATAAACCCTGCCTCGGAACTTGGTATGCCTCCTTCGGTTCTCAATGTCCTTGATGCCGGCGCAGATTAACCACGCCCACGGTTGCCTAATACTTAATGCTTTCATCCTATCTTCCCTCCTGTAGGGCTAACCAAATGTTCTGGCATTTTATCAAGGAAGGCGAATCTCCCACTTTCGGTATGGCAGTTGTGCGTCTTCACTTTTTGGAATCGGTCAGCCTTATCCATTGGAGTCCACCAGCCTATACGGAATTTAGTCACAATCTTGGCAGTCTTAAAATTCCAACACTCTTTTACCCCATAAGGATTATTCCCGTTATAAAAATCGCTATCACACCCTATACAATATTGCTTATCCTTCATCACTCCTCAACTCATAAGGACTACCATATTTCTCAAACAACGACTTCAGGTTATCCTTCAGGAACACTGGTATCCCAGCCTTATCCGCCGCCTCAATAATCTCCTCCACCCACTCTATCTTGGGCGGTCTATAGGGCTTGGTCTGAGCGCCGATGATTACCCAATTGCAACACTCTTTCAAATGGCGACTGAACTCTTGGTAAGGCTGGGGGGAAGCCCCTACGCCCCAGAATAAAAGGGGTTCAAACGATATGTATTTAACCCTTGCCTCTATACGGGACAAGTAGTAATGTGCACCAGCAAAGGCTCGAAAGCCCGTAGCCGTCACCCCCACCCAGCAGTTCGGGGGGAACGGGCTGAATTTAATCAGGTTTTGGGGCTGTTTAGTTAAGAGGTAGAAGCGGTGCCAAGGGTTAGCCTTTATAACTTTGAAAATGGCATCTTGCCACTCTGTCGGCACCCAATCGCCGAATAACTCACCCATATCACAGACGAATACTCCTACTGGTACACCTTTCCAGTCCATCTTCAGCCCAGTAGCAGGGGGTAACCTCTCCGGCCAGAAGCGGGGATAGAAGGGGTCATACGATGATATCCCTTTGTAAATAGGTGATGTTGTCTCATCTGGCGAATGACCTTCAAAAGGAGATTGTGCCAGATACAGGTTCTTTAGTCGCCCATTTGCTAGCCTGTAGGCATAGCAGGGGAAGCCCCCGCCTTTGCACATTCCGTTGACGTGGTTCAGGCAGCCGGTTATTGGATTCCAGGTGTAGCCCGGGGTGCCGTCTGGGTTTTGGACCCATTCTATTTTTGTGTGATTCACTTCGTCCTCTCCCTCTTAAACAGCAGCTCCCCGCAATTAGGGCAGTACCACATCTTCCGCCACTGAAATAATCTCAACTCCGCTTCTACTTTCTTTTTGCACCTGGGGCAGTAGAGTTTCATTTAATCCCCCTTGCAGGGCTGGGGCTGGTGTCTATTCCACCACGCCAAGGACTTTAATGCTGAACACCCCAGCCTTCTACCCTGCCAGCTTATTTTCACCACGGCTTCCTGCCTCTCTCTCTAGAGGAGTAGCCCCATCATTCTGGGGTTCCCGTGTAACTGGCTATTCAGTTGTTAAGACGCTGCTCTGGCCGCAGCCGGCTCTTTTGTCTCCGGTAAATCCAGCCCCCGCTGCGGAGTCGTAAAGGTGGCCTTCACGGTATGCCCCGCCTGTAATGTGTAGAGTATCTTCTCCAGCATGGCGGGGGTGCCCTCATACTGGATTTTGGCCTCGGTGACCAGCTGGCGGTCTACCACCACGCCCTCTTCCTTCTCCTCCACCAGCTTCACTTTGGCTTCCAGCTTGTCCACTGTAACCTTTGCCTTGATTTCTCCCACGGTTGCTCCTCCTTATTTATTACCCGGGCTAGTTCTCCCAGCCCGCAGTTTGCATTACTTCCTGGTAAGCCGCCTCTACCTTGGCCGGGTCCCGCAACTCCTCCTCGGTATATCCAAAATTCTGCAGGAACCAGGTACGGCCATACTTTCTCCCATGTGAAGCTATCCAGTTATATAGGGCCTGGATGGTTTTAGGCGGGCCCGCCGGTGCAGGCTCGGCGGTGGCTTTTGGGGCTGCTTTGGCCGGTGGCTTGGCCTTTTCCTTAGCCGGTGGCGTTTTATCGGCTGTTTTAGCAGCTGGTGCCGCCTGGACCGAAGTTGTGGGCTGGTCATCGGGGCCGGGCGGCCATAAATCCTCCGGGTCCACCGGGATAGCGGCCACGTCGGGGTCTATAGGGTCGCCCATGGACCCCTCCCAATCATGCGTTATCAGTTCAGGCCGTTCATCATCCGGCACCGGCGTCAGAATCCCTTCGGGCCCCATGCCGGCGATAAGCTGTAACGGCTTCAGCATGGCTTGCTTAGCCGCCTCAACCAGGGTAGTGGGGCTCTTAAGGTTCAGCACCCACACCGGTTTCTTCTTCTCGCCCGGCGGGGTAACCTCTATCTTCTCCATGGTCAGCAGGAGAGGCAGCATGGCCACCCTCCCATGGACAGCCTTAATCAAGCTCACGGCCCCGTTGATATTACGGATGCTGTTAATGCTGGAGGTGTCTATCTGCCAGATTCCCAGGCCTGTTATCTCCGGCAAAAGAAACTGCAGGTTCATCATCTCCTTGCACTTGCCGGCCTTATAATCGGGGCACTCCCGACCCTCACAGCTGACCTCCCGCATTTCTACCGTCTTAGAGTCCCGATCGGCCATGGCGCCGGTAACAGTATCCACGGTGCGCATAGCCACTTCACCGTCCCCTTTGCAGATAAGGCCCCTGCTCTTTGAGTAGCACCGGTAATATTGGCTTGCGAACTGCTCCTCGTTATTGACAGGTATAACGATGCGGAGCTCTTTGGGCTTATCCCCGAAGGTATCGACCAGCTCCTGGTATTGAGGATGGTCTTGGGGGAATACGAAATAGTCCACCGCCTTCGGGTAAGGCGGGCATTCCTGCCCTGCCTTGTTAGTTGTGGCCTTTATACCAAGGTGGATCTTGCCCTCCCGGGGCAGTCGGCGCTTCTCGGTCAGTCCTTTAATTGGCATTTTTACTCCTCCTTATTTGGTGCTCACCCTTACGGTGGGCTCGTTGTAAAATTCGATACCCTGTACCGGCTTCTGGTCGTGGTGCTTCCTGGCGATGGCGGTCAGCTGCGAGGAAGCGTTCAAATTGGACCCTCGAGATTACTATCCGCCGCTGCCCCAGTCGTATTACCCCGGGGAGCTGCCCGGTCTTAGCCAGCTGGTAGCCTAAATTTCGCGAGATGCCGAGCTTCGCCGCGGCCTCTTCGACAGAGAGCGTCAATCTCTCTTCGGTCACCGTGTTTTCCCCCTCTGCTCTGGAAACAGATCGGTCTCGGTGCACTTTAAGGCCCGTGCTAACCGTCGCCTGAGTATCGGCCAGGGCTCCCGCTTGAAGTGCTCTATTGACGATAGATTGGAATTCGCGACACAGGCTAGCCTGGCCAGCTCGGTTTGGGAAAGCCCAGCCTTTTCCCGTAAAGCTTTTACATTATTTTCTTCCATCAGTTAATCCTCCTTTGGTATTCAGGGCATAAAATATTCTGTGGCAGTGTTCCCTCCCAAAATGGTCTATAAGTCCTGTCAGGTCAGGGGAGGCGAACTTACAGTAGAGACAATAAAATTTAATCACTCCAATCCCTCATAAGGCTATGCATATAACTTTCACGTCCACAATTAGGGCACCGGACCCTATACCGGTACAGGGAGACACCAAACACCGTATCGCAAACACAATGCACCGTGTATATAAGTTCACCCTTAGAGATATTGGCATCGGTTATCTTCATCCGGCGGCGTGGCTTACTTCCCGCTACCCCCTCTAATAGATTTAGGGCTTCAGGGTTCATCAGTTCTGCCTTCCCTTCCACCAGGCATCGAATACGCCGGCTTCAGTAAAGTTATAGGGGTAAAGAACCAGGCGCAGGCCATTCTGGAAGTAATACTCGGTGTTGAACTCTATCCTGATTGCATCGCCGCTTTTCATTTCGCCTCCTTCGGGGAGAGCTAATTGCAGCTCTCTCCCCGCTTGCTATCCCACAGCTCCTTTAGTGTCTTAAGGCTAAAAGGCCGTTGGGCAGCCTCTCCTTTCGTAAAAATTCTTGGAGCTGATTGCTGCCTTATAGTCCTGGCCCGCGGTCGGCCACCCCTTTGTCCAGCAAGAGAGAAGTGTTCCCTGCCATGCCGGAGCAGGGTCTGGATGCCGCCGATTCGCCCGGCTTCGGCTCTAGTCATTAATTACTCCGTTGACCTCGTTGATATGTCGACATACAGGGCAGATCCGTTCCTTTTCAGGTAAAGGCCCCAGCCTGTCCTCCTGAAACCTCTCGCCGCATTTCCGGCAACGATATGTCCTACGCCGGCTTATCTTCCCCTCACGATATTCTCGGGACCTGGTGGTAGTTCCTAAAGACATTTGTTTACTCCTTCTTATGAGCTAGATTTTTGTTTCAGGTATCAAACCATTAGCCGCAGTGGTAAGGCGGCTGTGGGTTGATTTTCCAAGAGTACGGAGGGCATCTCCAGCAGTTTTGTAACCGGGGTATTTTGCCCAGGAATTCAAGAGACCCCTTTCATAAGAAGCATCCTCACCCCGGGACTCTTTGGAGATGATGTCATTCTTGACACACTGGATTTCGTACCAAGGACCGCGCTCCCGGCCTTTTCTCAAGCAAATTTCACCGCCCATAAGCTATCTCCTTACCAGCGTTACTTTTCGGGTATAGCCCAATCTCAAAAGCCAGACGTAGAGGGTATTTGCGTTTATCCCCAAAGCCTCTCCCGCTGCCTCCAGACTCCCTAATTTCTCGTAGGTCTTGGGGATAATCTCCTCTAATGGCTGGCCTAGCCTAGCCTCCTCTTTGAGCATCCGTTTTGTTTTCTTAATTACTTTATTGGTAACCATACCCTCACCTATTTGGTATCCCCGAAGCTAAAAAATATATGGCTTTCCATCCATTCCCCTAACCTGCAACTAATATCCTACCATATTGGTAAAGAAAAGTCAAGTAGTTTTATTGACTTTTTACGGAAAATGTAGGAAAATCCCTACGCTGTCTCCATTAAGGAGCATAAAATTGAATAGGCAATTACTCATAGCGGCTAGAATTAAGCAGGCAAGGGAATCGCTTAACATGAGCCAAGAAGAACTAGGGGCTATGTATGGCTGTTCCGATGCTCATATTTCAAGAATAGAAAAGGGGGATGTCAAACTCGGTGTTGCCGATATAGAACGATTTGCCGTTATTCTTGGCAAACCGTTAGCTTGGTTTATATCTGACCAGGTAATAGCTCAGCCCCGCCCACCCGAGGCCGCCCTCCCCGAGATAGAGCTGTCGCTCAGGTCTTTCGTGCCGGTCTATGGTGAGGTTTCAGCCGGGGAAGGCATGGAGCCGATAGACTTCGTAGCCTATACCCGCTTAAAACCCGCCGCAGAAACAATACGGGCTTTCCGGGTGAAGGGACTTTGTTTAGAGCCGGAGATACATGAGGGGGATACGTTAGCGGGTATCCAGATGGCTATCAAGCGACTCTGTGCCCGGGCTGGCATCACTGGCGCCAAGCGCGGTCCCCACACCTTCCGGCATACCGCGGCTATCAACTACCTGAGAAATGGCGGCTCGGAGTTCACCCTGCAGATAATGCTGGGGCACAGTACCTTATCGATGACGCGGAGGTATGTCTCCACCCTGGGAGAGGAGGACCTGATTAAGGCCCACCAGCTGGCCAGCCCGGTAGATAACCTCTTCAAGAAATAAAAAAACAGCCCGCCCCCGTAAAAAGGGGCGGGCCTTCTAAGACCGGGGTATGTATGGAAGAGGTTATTTCTCAAAAAATATTTCTTGCAGCGATGAGAGAAACTGTAGCACCAGGCAGAAACCCACCAGCACCGTCATTGTCACCGTAAAGAGTATCAAGAAGCCGATAAAGAGCTCCGCCCAGAGTATCATTTCTTCCCCGGAAGTTGAAATGGAGCTTTTCTAAAGTAAAACTGCCACATATCCTTAAATGCGGCAAGGAAGACGCCGTTTATCGTACCTATCCCAAGAGCCTCGGCCACATTCAAAGGATAATTCGCAACAATCCAGAACATAAAGGCGAACCAGGCGGGTAAAAATAGGAGCAGAAATAAAATTGCCAGAGTGTCTCTCATATCTCCTCCATAAGACCGTCTAATTCTGCCTGCTTGAAAGCGCTCGGAAGTGGGACAGTCCCACCGGTCAGACTCACTCCGACAGACAGATAGGCTATGTCAACGGCTTCAGTGCAGACAAGGGCGGAGTTGTGCTTCCAGGATATATCGCCAGCCTTTATCGGGTGGACCCCCTCACCTTTTATGAAATTCTTGAATATTGTCCATAGACCTTGAATGATAATGGATAAAATCAGGGAGTAATCGTACTTGCTCCTGCCCCATTTCGTGAGCTCGAGCGGGGCTCGATGCCGGTAATATGCGGGGCAGTTCACACGGTAGAACTTGACATCCTGGCCAGCATAGAAGGACAACCTCCCAACGGCTATTCCTTTACCTATAGACTCCAGTATTATCCAGTCATCCCCGACCTTCCTCCAGATTAAGAAGAAGTGAAAGCGGTCAGTATGAGGCTCTGTTAATTTGGCGTTCAGTTTGGGTAGAGTTCCCACGCCCTTGACTTCGCCTATATCCCCTGATTCCAATTTCATTTCGGTACTACCCTCGCTTCTATTCCTGTTAGCCGTGCCTTAAGTTCATCTATTTCCTTGATGGGGTCTCTCTCGGGTTTAGATTCCACATAAGGCTGGTCGGTAAACAAAAGCCACCATCCAGAATGATGCATCTGCTCTTCATATAGTCTGAAGCCTAGAGCCTCTTGCTCTGCTATAATCTGATCTCTGTTCTCTGGAATATAAGGTAATTGCTTTTCCATATGATACTCCTAGTCTACTGTCGCAACATTATTGACAGGAACATTTACATAAATACGGAAATTCCGTACTTTACTGTATGCACCTCCCCCGGCAGAATGCTTTGTGTATAGTTGGCACAAATCAGCAGCCGACCATCCCGCAATATCCTCAGAAAAGGTCACCCATGTATCAGTGTTGTTGCTCCGCTCAGTCCCGACTGCGGCTCCGTTCCTATAAATTTTGCCGTAACCGGTGCCAGAGAGATGGCCCCTGACATCAAACTTGATTCTGAGAGTTCCACTTCTGGCCAGGCTGGTCTCTTTCACTTTCTCGTAGCTAGTGGCATTAGAGCCATTTTCTGTATCATTAAAACATTCTGGGATATCACCAACTCCTGCGGCTATCGGGAATACATCCGCCGCCAATATCTGTTGTCCTGTTGCTATTGGCATATCTCACCTCACCCTATTGTCAGAATATAAGAAATCGTTATATCGTAGACGCCACCCGAGTTGTCAAAGGAAACCAGCCAATGACTGAAAATAATCCCGCTGTCTGGTGTTGCGCTGGCCGTTGAGTGCCCGAATATCCCCGCTTCCTCTATCGCATAGGTTGACTCTCCGGCGGTGAAAAATGTGGTAATCGTTATCTCATTCACGGTTCTTGACCTAGAAGTTACCGCCTTTCGGAATTCCTCCACCGTTAAAGTGGTATCAGCGACATTTGGGGCGGTATTGTCTGAACCTATAGCGCAGAAGGTCAACCCCACGTCGAAGCCAGCCGTGTCAATCATAAGGTCGCCGACCAGCCCCTTACCCACTGCGCAGATTAAGTTCTTGCCTTCTTTGACGATAATCTCGCCCGTCTTGATATGGCGGGCTTCAAGCTGCCACCTTCCGTATAATCTTAAGGAATCTCTATCTTTTGTTTTCATATCATTCTCCTACGCCCAAGTAGCCATATCCCACAGACAACCGTCATCCCACTCGTAATCCTCGGTGGTATGCTCACCGTCGTCTACAGCTTCGGCCAGAGCCAGAGCTTCATGCTGGACATTCCCCAGGGAGCCGGCATCTATCGGGGCTGAATTGAGCCATCTATTGACCAGACCTCCCGAGAAGTCATCCGTATCAATGTCGGTATCCTCAACCAAATCTAAACTCTCGGGCTGGGCTATCAGCTTCAACAGCATCTCGCCACCCACACGAATTGACTGGTCTTGCCGTATGAATAGATTATTAAAGAATTTGCTCCAGGAACCGAGAATGGGCCCGGTAATGCAGGTTATATTGTAGATAATTATCCCGCCTTGGGAGCTAACAGATACCGACTCTATCAACATCTGATGAGCGGTAAAGCCGAAAGGTGCATAGGTGATTTCCTGAAGCTGGCCAGGTAAAAGACCACTTTCGAGTGTCTGATAATTAAACTTCTCGGCATCCTGGCAATATTGAGTTAGTTTCCCCTGTGCGGATTCTCTGGCTGATTCCTTGGATTCGTGCCACGCTTCCCTTTCGATGTCTTCAGTTATCCCGGTCCCTCCCTCAATAACTTTCCTCGCCGCGATAGAGGCACTATCAAGGGACATTGCAATGAGAGGATACTGCCCGTAGTAATCAACTGCGACAACAACCCCGATGCCGGGGGCTACTTCTGCATAGATCGCGCTGTCACCCTTCGACCAGTAATAATCTTTCCCCGATTCTATCCCCTTGATGCCCACATCCATCGGGGCGGCATCTTCGGTAATTACAGGTTCCGCCGCCAGGGGATACCCCAGGGTAAATGTCTTAATAACCCCATCTCCGGTGAAAGTTGCTGTTTGCACGCTGGTTATATCAGTCCCGCCCCAGATATACTGAAAATTCCGGTATAAGGGATTCCCGGTCATCAGACTAACGCTGTCTCTTTCCGCTTTATGGGTGGCCCAGTCTAATTGCCAGGGGGCTGAGATAGTAGCCCTATCAATAAAATAGAGTTTCTTTTCATTGTCTATAAACCAGGTAAAAGCCCCCGACAATTCTTTCAGTGCATCAAAGGCATCGGAAACCTTGACATAGCTGAATATGGCCTGGGCCACCGTTGGCCCGGCCTGTATCTCCCCGATAGTAACGCCTTCAAGGGAGAGATAATGGTCGAATATATCCTCTACGATATACCCTGCTGTTTGAGATACATAGGAATTAACCACAAGGCGTTTGTCGGCCAGGTAGTGATTGTCCATGCAGGAGATATGATGGATAAGGCCGCCGCCCGGGTATGCACGCTGGGAGCTCGGCGTGTCGATGAAGCCGCCAAACACCAGGTTATCGTCCGGGTCGCGGATTTCGACCGGCTGGCCCCGGGTATAGCTGGCAGCACCGACCAGGTCTATGACATCGAAATCGGCCGTGCTACGTTCCTCAATGCGGCATTCAACAACAAGCGAATCCTTGGCGGTAACAACTTCAATACCGTCAATCTTTATCGTGCTCATTAGCTCTTCAGCCCTGTCCTAACTCGGATTTCGTCTACAAATGGTTGACCGATGGCCTTGGCTATCGTTTTCCCGTCAAGTTGGACATAGATATTTATAGACCGGCCTACTTTATTAACGGGGACAACCTCCTCCCCAGCATGTGCAATAATAGGAACAGCCTCACCAAGTCGCCCCGGTATAAGACCACCGTATTGATAGCCCGGCATTGGAAAGGGGGGAACCCAAGGCGCTGGGGGGCCGGGAGGCGGAGTTCCACCGCCACCTCCACCGCCGCCTCCTCCGCCACCATCCCCGCCACCACCCCCTGCTTCCCTTCCCAATGCGTATATATACTGAACCCAAGAAAGTTTGCCCTCTAAAAATGCTGCTAATGCGGTTTCAATAGAAGCCATCGCTTCATAACTTCTCGCTGCACTCGCTTGTGCTGCAGCAATATCAGCGGCTATCGCTGCCCGCCCTGCTTCTGTTTCCCAGAGGTAATCAGCATAGCCGGTCTCTTCGCCCTTCTCATGAAGTTTCAGCAGCTCTTCGTATTCCTTTGCGCTTGCGGCCGTGACCGCCGCGCTATAGCCTTGGACGCTTTCGGTGAGTTCGTCGTAATTATCCGCTACTCCGCTTACAGTGCCCCCGAGTTTTTTGAGTATAGCGTCAATTTCGGACGAAGTGAGCCCGGCGGCCGCGAGATACCGGTCAGCATAATTAACATCATCGCCCAGCTGGGCCCACAGGTCAGCAAGTCTATCAGCGGTCCAGCCCTGGTCGACCAGCGCCGTCGTTACGTCCTTTGTGGTTATCCCTAGTAAGCCGGCTTCGCTTCGCTCATACTCGAATTGCTTTACGGCTTCCTGGGCCTTTTCCAGCAGATTCTCATAGGCCTCTTTCTGGTCCTCGAGTGCTGTTTGATTATCCTTTAAGGCCACTGTCGAGGCATTTAAAGCATCGACATAATCGGGGTCAGTAGCTTCAGTTACATTTTCTATCGCAACTTGATTTTCAGCTAATGCCTCCTCGTTTCTCTTCAGAGCTCTATCGACTTGGAGGATGTCCCGGTCAATCTTCTCTGCCTCTATCATGCCGGCAATGGTATCATGAGCTTCTCTGATTTTATCGCCCAGCCCCGGGAGGAAGCCTAAGAATTTATCCAACGTCCCCAGGACTTTCTCCACGCCCTCCAGGAAGAATATCTTTATATTCGACCAAGCCATCTTGAAGAAATCGACAACCTTATCCCAGTTCTTCCAGAGCAAGACTCCAGCTGCTATCAGGGCTGTTATCCCCATGATAATTAGACCTATCGGGTTGGCTGACATGGCCGCATTCCATAGCCACTGAGCGGCCGTGACCGCCTTAATAGCTACGGCCGAGGCCAGAAGGGCTACCTTGTGCGCAACCAGGGCGGCCGTGTGTAGTCCCCACTTGACCGCGGCAGTCCCGGCGCTGGTGGATAATCCTATCATCAAGGGCCCCAAAGCTGTCATGCCGGCGAGTATCGGCTC